CATGTGAGAAATACTTTAGACGTGGTTTTGCATATAGGGCAGATGGGCATACTGATTATCATAGTGCTTGGGCAAATGAAACGAATGCATACAATACAAATACAGGAGAATTTGCTAGTTACGATAGAACTATTTCAATGGCGTTTGATAACAATGAAGGTAGTACTGCTCAAGACTCAAGCTTATTAAAAGAAAATACAGACATAGATTTTACATTTCCAAAACCAGATGGGAAATTAAATAATGCCGTAATAAAAATAGAATTACAAGTGTATTCATTACATGGTTCTAATTTTGCATCTGGAGATGATTTTAATTTAAGAATTTTTGTAGATTGGGATGGTGGAACTAATTATGGAGATGCTTTATTTCATCGTGCTGATAATAACAATAACGGAACAAACGAAGCAGTAACTTTATCAAAAACATTTACCGTAGATGATGATGCTAGTTTTCCAGATACAATTAAAATGGCTTTTGAGTGGAATGCTCAAGATGTTGCAAATTCTGGTAGTGAAGGCTCTCAATGGACACAACGAGTATTTATTTACATTAAAGATGTAAACGTAACAGCTGAAATAATAAATGAAGAAGCAGATATAGAGCTTGCCTATGTTGCAGCTGATGGTTTACCAGCTACTACATGGAATAGTGGTAATGCAATCACAGAGATTCATCAAGCTCATCGAGATATATTATACCGCTTTGCAGATGTGACAACTGCTTCTGGTAGCATTGATGGATGGAGCGCATTAGAGACAAGTAAAGATTGGTTAATCCGTTACTGGAAACTAAATCTTACTTCTTTACAATCTGTGTTAGAAAAACTACAATATGAAGGCGGATTTATATTTCGTTTTAAGCGCGGTAATACTGCTGTGCCACAATACATTCACATCAAAGATAGTTATGGCGATAGTGACGTAGATTATACAATTACAAAGCATGATATAAAAAATATCAATATAAATATCACACCATTTAGCGATTTAATTACAAAAATGAATGTGAATGATCGTAAACATCCCACAGGCAAAAGATATACAAGATTAAGAACCGCAACATCGTCTACTGTAAGAACTGCATACAATATAGCGAGTAAAGAAAATACTTTAGACGTGAATTTGGATGCATATATTAATCCAGAAATAACAGAATATGATAATAGCACAAAAGTAGAAGACGCTAACGCAAATGATAATTTCTTTAGTTATTATTATCAAGTAGTAGGTGTACCGCGTTTAATTGTAACTGGTTCAATCGTTAACTTTGCATTTTATAATATAGATGTAGGAGATATTGTAGAGTTTGCAGATATGCAACCAGTTAAAGCCTTTAACAAAGCTTTTACAGACGTAGCATTTATGATTACATCTATAACGCGCAAAGTAGGAGTATTAGATTTTGAAGCGCAAGAAATTGCAGCAATAAGTTGAGGAAATAAAACATGAGTGGATAATAGAATCGCAACACCAAAGGTATATCCGTGTGATTTAGCGCGGCATTTACAGTCAGGTTGGAATACAATAGCGGATAATTATTCTGTGGTACTAAATAGTGGTGCAACTTTTTCCCCATCGGTTGGAACCCTTGCGGATCTGTTTGATCTACGTCCCCAGCGTTATGTTAAAATACCCGCAGCAACCAAACAATTTTATATACAGATTAATACTGGCCTATCTACCGATACTCTTGCAGAGTCTTCTTATATAGCGATACTAGGACATAACTTGCATGCAGCGGGTGCAAAGGTAAAAGTGATTACCGCAGATAATTCTGGGTTTACTACAAATAAAACCACTGTAAGTGATGATGATTATGCGGGCCATACTAAATTAATAAATGCAGCTTCTGATGGATCAGATGATGCGTGGATCAATCCAACGTCAAATGGTTGGAGTTTGTTTGAATGGACAGATGATAGTAGCACAAATAACAATCAGTATTTACGAATTACCATTGGTCACGCCGATGGTGTTAGTACAGACTTTGACACCGATTTATACATTGGTGCAATTATGTATGGAGAAGCTTTATTATGGCCAACACCAGCATCCGTAAATGCAAGCTATCAAGAAAGCTATGATGGTGTGCAGCAGAATACTGCGATTGGCGGATCTACGTTTAGTAATGCATCATTTCATGGGCCACCAATGTGGGCATTTACTCCATGGATGCGAAACAATGCATCAACAACAAATATAGGTGCAACCGCATCAAGTCCGTATCATTTCTACCAGCCGATTGGTCGTAAAGCATTAGACATAGAGTTTGATCATATTGCAGATACAAATCTATTTCCGCAAAATCAATACAGTACTAGCAGTTTATCACAAAGCTACGATAGTGGAGATATTAAGACTCAATTTTATGATCGCGTACTTGGGACTCACTTGCCATTTTTGTTTTCTATTTCCCATGGCAGCACAAATGAAAGCGATTACGGGATCTATCGGAATACGCAAGATTTCCAAGCTACGCAAGTTGCTGCGCAGCGTTGGAAACATAAGCTTAGTTTAGAAGAAAGTTGGTAATCTGTTGCAAATCCGAGGTACCTACTCGTCGCTAATTCTGTTGCAAACTGTTGCAAATACCATGCTTTTTTGTGCTATTTTGTGCATATTTAGCAAAAAGAGAAGATAACAAAAAACCCGTCAAAATAACGGGTTTCTCGTCGATAAATTTGCGTAGCGGAGGAGAGACTTGAACTCCCGACACCCGGATTATGATTCCGTACGTCTACCGACGGTAATACAACGGTTCCGTTGCAAACTGTTGCAAACTTATCTTTTTGTTGTCTTCTTGGTGGTTAATTACGCAACTCCCATCTTGCGATTAAAAGCAGTATCAATACTATCATTTAGCTTATCCATAGTAGCATGACTAACTGGTGCATAATGATCTTTAACTACGGATTGTGTCGTATCGCCGATAGCGTATCCAGCAAGCCTAATATCGCTATTTTCTTCTTCAGCTATCTGAGCCTTAAGCCTACGGAGATCGTGCCATTTAAAGCTAATTCCAGTAATGTCATTAATCTCTTTAATTAAGCTGCGCATTTTAATGTAGCTAAATGGAAGTGGTCTTTCTTTGCCCTCATCTTTCCACTTTTGTAGTATCGCCATTACTACGGGATGCTGCTTGGCTAATTTGCGTGATTTCTTGCGTTTTGGTAGTAAGCTAATGGTACGTTCCTTAAAGTCAATATGATGCCATTGTAGCTCTTTCTTGCGGTTTAAATAGTTAAAGCCTAATAGCTCTTTAGCTCTTGCACCCGTACGAAAATATAACGTACACATATCGCGTTGAAATTCGCTGAGATCGGGATGGTTAAAGAGCTGCAATACTTCTTCATCTTTCCAGACTTTAAATTGTATATCTTCCAGTTCAGAGTCTTTATACTTGTCCGATTTTGCTACTACTTCAAAGTCAACCATGCCGCGACCCTGTGGCCCGCCATTTGTTAAGGCCCACATGAATATATTACGTAGATCTCTTAAGTAGCTATTAATACCACGTCTGCTGCAATTCATGTCTCTATATGATTTATAGATTTCCCAGCCTTGCTTACGACCAATACCCATATCGCGATACATCCCACGTATAGATTCAACTGGCGTGTCTTCTGGAAATACAAACAAAGCACTATTCATAACGGTTTTGTATTTAGATACGGTAAGATCATTTGTTTTATTTGCTAAAACATTGTCTTCATATGCTTTGAATACTTCGCCAATCGTAGCTGGCTTTTCTGTTTCATTGTACATGGCTTTCCATACTGGATTATTATTTGCGCGATATGTCTCAATAAGATTCCAGCGCTGCTGTGCTTCTTCCGCAGTGGCCAGATCTGCATGAGCTTCGCTTTTCCATGTCATGGTAAGCGGATCTTTATAGCGCACTACGTGCGGTTTCTTGGCAGTATCTTTTCTAGTGTATATTGAACTCATGGTGTTGTCTTCCTTGTGTTATTATGTGGTGACTAATCAGTTTCTATAAATTTTATTTTACTAATTCCTGTTAATTTGTCGAAATCAAATAAGCAATGTAAAATCGCTGGGATATAACTTCCATTTTTATGTTTATAATTTAAATTAAATCGAGTCATTTTAGATACAGTGTGCGCTGCTCGTTCATCTCTAAAAAATTTATTACTTGTATCTCTATCATAAAGGCGAGAATCTGTAGCTTCATGGTGTAATAAGAAGTTTTTGTAACCGTCAGCTCTATCTGTATTTTTATTTTTAATATCCAAAGAATCAAGATGTTTTTGATACATGACCTTTGCCTCATCGCCATGATAACCAAGTTTAGCAAAGAACTCTTGCCATCGTATTATTTTATAACTTTTAAAGTATCCAAAGTCTCTTGAGTCATATGTTTGGAACGTCTGTACATCATAGTCAATGGTGTCCCATAAACTTGTGGTAATAATAGTTTTTGTGGCATTTTGCACTGGTTGATTATTAAGTTTTTCCTCTAAAAAGCTAATCTTCTCCCGGAGTAACTGATTGATTTCTTGGCTTTGTCTATACTGTGTTTCGTTATACATGTCCGCATCTTCCTTAGTCTGGTTGTTGTCTTCTGTTAGTTGTATTCCTTGTGGTGTATGTTGTATGTCGTAGCCTAATGTTTCCGCTACTTTTTTCATGCTGCTATCACGTACCCCTGTTGCTGATCCGTTCGACCAGTTATGTATTTGAGATCTTGCAATACCAGTAATTCTTGAAATATCGCTAATTGTATATTCATTACTGCTAATACGTTTTTCGATCATAGCCATTACNATGCTATGTTTATTGGTATAAATCATTGTGTCTATCCTCATATCTACCTCACAATGTATGAATAAAAATGCACAAATCCAACTTTTTCCCTTTTAAAAAGATTATTAGCATACTAATATACTTCACAATGCAAGACAATAAGACTACAAATAACACACGGACAATTTATCAGTTGATGAACGAATATCAACTAAGTTTACGCAAATTAGCGGCTCTGGCTGGGGTTTCACCTAGTATGTTATCACGTCTGTTGCATGGCAAAAGAACTTTCTTAACAAAGCATAAAAACAACATTGCTAAAGTATTTCAATTAGAGAAGGAAAACATTATATGGCCACCGAAGTAGCAACCAATCAAGCTGGCTGGCTAACCGTGCAGCAAGCAGCAGAATATCTTGGCGTATCTGTGCGGGGATTAAAGTATGCTGTGCAGTTAAAGAAAAGTAATAAAGCAAATAAAAGTCTTATTTTAAAACAATACGGAAACCGGACACTTATAAATAAAAATAGTATCGATTTGACCGAAACAATTGTAATCAATCTTAAATGACTAGGTGGTACTACATATCGCTCCGCATGTATGTCTATCCTAACCATACTGTTATGGGTATCGCCTAGTGTATTTACAGATTAATATAAAAGATCGTGTCGAGCGTGTTGCATTTGCAGCGGATTTAAAAGGAATACTTAGAGCTGCAAAGATACAAACAGAAGACTATATACCGGGAATGCGTTTTGGTAAAAAAGCGGACATAGGTATAAGAGCGGAAAATATTTCATTAAAGGTTTTGGCTCAAATCGTGAGTCAAATTGAACGACGTGGTTATGATATTAAAAGCACGAAAGGCCCAGAATCTCTGAGCCTCTCGTTCTCTGCATTATCACCACAATAACACAGAAGACAACAGGAGAAGTTAAATATGGGATTATTACCAAGTAACTATAATGTTCCAGAATCTGGCAGCGGGGATCTCTATGCAAAATTAGAGCCGGGCGAAAACAGATTTCGTTTCATTGGGGATATTACTACTGGCTGGATCGTGTGGGAAGACAAACAACCAACACGCTATAAAGCTAAGAGTGATCTTCCAGCGGGAGCTGATGCAAAGCATTTTTGGTTTGTACCAGTTTGGATGGATGACAGTGTCAAGTTTTTAGAGATGGCACAGATGACTGTCATACGTGAATTAGCATTTTTAGATGATGCGGAAGACTGGGGTTCTTTATCTGATTATGATGTCATTGTACGTCGTAATGGTGAAGGCATGGATACAAAGTATCACGTTTCTCCATGTCCAAAGAAAGCGTTACCAAAAGCTGCAAAGGATGCATGGAAAGAAATGGAGCCAAATTACAAACCAGAGAATTTGTTTGTAGAAGATGGCGTTGTATTTCTTAGTGGTTCTAAATCAGAAGATGAAGAGCTGCCGTTTTGATTAATGTAGCTAAAAAAGGCTACATGGGAGAAGTCGAGGTTCTTAGCTTATTTGAGAACCTCGATATACAGGCAATGCGGTCATGGGGAAGTGATGGCCGCAGCATGCGTGATCCAAAAGGAAAACCATATTTTAGCGATGTAGACATTGTAGCAATGATTGATGATTGGGATATGACTGTACAAGTTAAACGTCGTAAAAAGTTACCAGCTTACCTCAAGTTCGGTAATTGTGACTTAGTGGCTACACGACAAGATAGAGGCCATTGGGTATATATATTAAGCGAATCCACATTTAAAAGGTTATTGAAAAAATGTGTTTCCAAATAAACAAAGATTATGCTGGAGATAGCATGACAAATAATAACATCTTTCTGGTTGGCGCTAAGAAGGAATCTCCAGCTAGTATTGCCGACGAAGTCGCAGTGAATAGCGGGGTCAAAAATGTTAAAAAAAATGGTCGGTCGGCTTTGGTGGTAACAGCCGTGACCCCGCAAACTTTAAAGGAGAACAAATGAATAGACGTGCAATTTTAGTTGAAGTTGTAAGCGGATGCGTCGATAAGGTATTAAAGAAGCATTCTAAAAACGAAAGTACAGACCTAGCAGATGAAAATATTAGAATCGACATTGCAATGGAAGTATGCGATGAGGTGTTAAGCATTGTCGCGAAAAAAGAGGATAAAAATGAAGAATAAATCACAAGAATTTGACTGGGCGGCATATAAAAATAAAGTCGTTCAGGAGCGAGTAAAGCAATATAACACAATTGAAAATGCGGTTGTTGAACTGGATGCGGTAATACAAAGTCTGAACGTGCAAATAAAAGCTTTGAACGAAATGATAGATTGGGATGCTATAGATATGGATGGTTTAGATGAAGACTAAAGAATTTAACGAACACAGGAAAGATTTTTTTGAATCGGCAATGAAGTTAAGTGATGCTAAAAGCATCGAGTATACGATTAGTTCTATTGACCGCTTGGCAAACTTTAAAAATGTTGCTGCACGATTGGGAACCACACCCATGCAAGCACTCATGGTTTACGTATTAAAACACGTCGATGCTATCTGTAATGATGCGAAAACAGATAAGCAGTTTAGCGACGAGAGCTTTTATTCAAGGGCGCAAGATGTTTGCAACTATATGGTTTTAGCCACAGCACTCCACAAGGAAACACATACCAATGAAGATAACACTGAACAAACTAGAAATGAATCTAGCACTACTGAGCGGAACAGAACGAATGATGCAGAACCACAAAAATGGTCTGAATACTCAGAAAAAGTATCTTGATCCAGATGTAAACGGTATGGCTGGCGAGATTGCAGTAGCAAAGTATTTTAATCGCTATCCAGATCTTACTATTGGCCCACATTATAGTGGGTATGATTTAATGATTGCTGGGAAAAAAGTAGACGTAAAGACTACTACCAGAAATCCCGGTTGGTTACAGGCAAAGCTAAAAAAGAAAGTCACAGACGCAGATATATATATAATGGTTACTGCGGACATGCCACATTACACAATTCAAGGTGGGGCTACTGCACAGGATCTCATTCAGCAGCACAATATAAAAGATACAGGATATGGGCCAAATTATACGTTAGAGATGGATCAGCTAACACCATTAAACATTCTGTGGCAAAATGCATAGCATGATGAAAGGTAAGATGGGCGAATTGGCCATACGACGCGACTTGCTATCCCAAGGTTATAATTTTTATTTACCTGAAGTCGATGTCACGCAAGTAGACATGATTGTTGAGACAAGTATTTTTGCGATAAAACGCGTGCAAATTAAAACGGTAACAAAGCTAAGACGAGGTACTGCGGTGGAAGTAGATACCACGAAATACAAAGACAAGAATCGTGTCGATGTGGTAGCGATATACTATGAGCCGAAAGATATTATTGCGTACGTGCCGTATGAAAACACGCATGCGATTTCACTTGCCTTAACTACAGGCAAAAACAATCAAACAAAAAATCGAAAGTGGTTTTATAGTTACGAACGATTCCCGGAGTTTGCATGAAATACGCTGGCAGCATAGACTACGATGATCACAATGGCGATTGGGCTGATGACATCATTTTAGGTGATGATTATAAAGAATTTATACAGGATATGAAAGATCGTATGAAGATACGTAAAAATAGCAGCGTCTTCTTTGCTGCAAAGTACACGAAATACGGCACAGAAAAAGATATTACTGGTCAAGTTAAAGCGGACTGTGGATAAACTACATTTTGGCACAAGTAAAACTAAGACGAAGGTTTCGTTTAAAACAAAACTTATCAAAGCAGCCGGAGGATACGGCGGTTTTATTAACACATACAAAAAAGATCCGTTCTACACCACAGAGTCCCAAGCGGCAAAGTTGGTGGGACGTAATAAAGCGTGTATTTGCGGGTCGGGGAAAAAGGTAAAAAAATGCTGTTTAAGCAAATAGAATCAATCGAAACACGAGGTAGAAAATTTATTGTAGATAAGCATATTAAGATCTGCAAGAAATGTGATCGCGTTTGGGAGAAGTTAAACAAACGAATCCACAGTATTACATATACCGTATATCCAAAAGGAGTCATCCCACGGATAGGTAAAGGTCATAAGACATGTCCAAGCTGCAAAGAAAGAGGTACAAAATGATGATATTTAATGTAGCAGAATGGTGCGTGGAATTACTCATACTATCCATGGCATTTTTCTTAACAATGATTGGACTTTTTATATTTATTATGCTGATTACACTAGCGTGGAACGCATGGCAACGAAGCTATTTAAAACAACAGTTCGATACGGACAAAGGGGAGTAACATGGGGCAAACTGATTTGCATGGGAATAGGTATATATTAGATGATGAGACTAAAGCACCCAGCATCACCACAATCATAGGCCAGAATTTAGGCTGGAATAAGCAATCATTAATTACGTGGGCGAAGCGTCAAACAATGATCGGTAAAGATGCAGATGCTGTATTACAGGAGGCGGGGGCAATTGGTACATTATTACATCTGATGATTGAGGGCCATCAGCGTGGATTTGATGTAGACACACGTGATTTCACACGGAACCAAACCGAACAGGCATTGATTTGTTTTGCTGGGTATACTAAATGGGCCAAAGCAGTAGACTTTAAGGCTTTAGCTAGTGAAGTAGTAGTCATTGATAACGAGCAGCGTATTGCTGGGACGATTGATTGTATTGGGAAAATGGGCGATGATTTAGTATTGATTGATTGGAAAAGTAGTAAGTATTTATATAAAGAACATAAAATCCAAGTTGCAAAGTATGTTGATTTATATGAACGATTGCAACCAAAGGCGAAGTTTGCGTACGGAATGGTGTTGCGCTTTGATAAAGAGGAAGTTGGATTCCATCAACATAAAGTTCCAAGAGATAAAATTGAAGCTGGTATTAAAATATTTGACGCATTACTTGCTGTACACAATCTAAAAAAATCAGTGTGAATAAAATATTTGACCAGCTGAGTAACGGCGGTCGCAGAGCTAAATGTCCAGAGACAGAGTGCAAGGAAAGTACGCATTTTAATGTGCAAATCTATCCCGACCATGCGTTTTGTTTTCGATGTAAAAAAAGATGGTGGAACGATGACAATAAACCACCGAAAGACATAGAGCCTGTACAACTCAAAAACACAAAGCATGTAAAGCCTAGTAAGATTATTAAAGAGTCTCAATACGAAGAAGCACGCGATGCTTTTTTAGAACACTTTGACCTAGTGGTTCAAGAATTAGAGCTTCCGTGGACTGAAAAAGCCATGGATGACAAATATGGTATTGGTGCTAAAAATAATAAAGAATCTGTTCAGTTAGTCTTTAAGGTAAAAGAGGATCATGTTAAATTGCATAAAGGTAAGCAGTTTGGTAATGCAGAATGCTCTATCTATCCGTTTAGCGTGTTATCTGAAGTAAAAGAAACAAGTACTCTTATTATCTGTGAGGGCGAAAAAGATGCAATCACGGCTAATACCCATGGTGCGCCGGCAATAACCTTTACCTCGGGGGCTGGCGCACTCCCCAAAGACATCACAATATTAAAGAAGTTTACAAACATAGTATTGTGTTATGATAATGATGATGTGGGTCAAATTGGTGCAGTGAAAATTGCAAAGGAACTATTCAAGCAAAATAAAAAGCGGAAGTTGAAAATATTAAAATGGTCGGGCAAGCCAAATAAATATGACATAACCGACTACTTTGCTGATGGAAATACTGCAAATGATCTATACAGTATATTTGATACATTAGAGCTGTATGGAACAAAGTCTACTCATTTTGGGGGCCTAAAAGAATACGATCCAGATGCATTTGTACATAAGCTGCAAAGTGAAGTAGTGCAGATCTGCGATGAAATATTATTAGAGCATGGTACAAGTAGTATTTCAGGTCAATCCAATGTCGGTAAGTCTATCTTAGCTATGCAATTCAGTATGTGCGTGGCGATGGGTGTACCATTTCTTACGTTTAATGTGCCAAAGCCGAAGCGTGTGTTATTGGTACAGTTTGAAATGATGGATGCTCACATTGCAAATCGTATTGAGAAATGCAGAGAGGCGATGTTGGGCCAGTATCCATCCTTACATGATAAGTATAAAGATAACTTACGGATCACATCCGTGGACGGTATTAAGATCTTTACAGATCAGTATGATGCGATCGAGGGAAACCTCATGGCAGCGGATCCGCCTTATGACGTGGTGGTTATAGACAACTTGTATTCCTCTGGCGGTGCGAATATTAGTAAGAACGATGAGTTGACCCAGTTGATGAGTCGTATTGATACGTTGCGGAAAGAATATCGATGTTCCTTTATGTTGGTTAGTCATCATAAGAAACTAGAGGAGAAACGGCCATTGGAACATTCGATGGTCTATGGCGGATCTTACTTCGTTAACTTCTTAGACAATCTGATTCAGGTAGCCAATACAGGAAGACATAGCCAGCTAAAGGTATTTAAGATCACGAAGATCCGTACGGAGAATCAATTCCACGAAGTGCCACTAGGCATATTCTTACAGACGGAAGACAACCGCTTGTTCTTTGAATATAAGAAGCCATTGCCGAAGAATGAAATCTACTGGTATACAGATCCAGAAGAGAATACGGAAGAACGCGTACTCAAAGCACTGGAATCAGACGGAGCTAACTTTGACTATAGACAATTTGCAGATGCATTGGAAGAAGTGTTGAAGATTACGAGTACACGAAGCGTGTATAAATGGCTAGACAAGTTTGAATCTATGGGTTACATAAGTAAGGTCGAAAAGGGACATTGGATTAAAACGCCAAATGAGCTGGAAGCTTTTTTATAAGATGACCGCGCACACTGGCAATGTAAAAAAAGTAAAAAAAGTAAAAAACCATTTTACACTACCATGCTAATTCGCAGTCTCTCTCAAGAGAATCTTTTTTACATTTTTTACATTTTTTACACTTAGAGGGCGTGCGGTTATTTTTTACACGAAATGCCCTTTAAGCCACAACGCAAATAAAGATTGTCAATTTGCAAAAGAAAAGGAAAATGTCATCCATTGCAGCTACGTGATTGGCTGGTATCACGATACAGACATCAAACATCACCAACATTGTTTTTTGAAAATAAAAAATCGAGATCGACTTGCTTGGCGCAACCGCATGATTCGGAAATTCGGAAAGCCAAAAATATAAAACTACTATGCAAAAATATTAAAACTAGATAGTAAAAATATTAAAAGTGACCCGGAATATCGAAAAAAAACGAAAAAAAAAGAATTTTGAAAAATATTTTAAAAAATATTCTGAAATTTTGAGCTAAAATTCACAAAATGTTACATCCCGCAAATTGGCATAATTTACAATAATACAAAAAAATAGGCCCTAAAA